CTAATTAGATCGCAGGGCCACGGTTCAGAGAACCGGGTACTCTTAATTGAGTTTATCTCGATTAAAGTATAAATACTCTAATGTACTATCTAAAAGAACCTCTCTGGAGGAAGCTTGGTTTTGACTCCCTCGCAAGAGTACGAATAAGTGGGGTTAGCACCCTCACTCGTTTCGGTACCATATTCCAAAGGAATAGGTAATTTTAGTTTTAAGGTATCATAAACTGGGTTAACAAACCTAGGTTTACGATTACCCTTTAAGTTAACGTTTACTGTTTAGTACGACCTGCCTGCAGCTCTCTGAAAAGAGAAAACTGAAGTAGAATAACGAATTTAATAATAATAAAGACGCTACAAACAACAATTTTATAAAATCATTGCGAGCAACGTTCTTTAGAATGAAGAAATTCTATTCTTGGCAAAGAGGTTTTAAAAACCTCTTCATATTAACTGGACCACTTCTAAAAGTGGGGCGGTTAATATGGGGTAACACTAATACAAATAAGATTAGCTCAACTGTAATCTTTATGATAAACTTAAAACGACTACACAAGAAAAATGGATTGGCTTTTGTAAGTAAATACTTAAAAAGTTGCTTCATTTATACTTGTAAATTTGTCGCTAAGGATCCTATGTTAATACATTCTCATTCTTATGGTTTAGCCATTTCATTAACGAAAAGTGGCTTACCACGGATCTTTCCGGTTTATTTTAGGAACCGAATAAGATCATTAGATAAGAATGTTATTAAATATGTCCTTACTTTATGTAATTTGTATCGAGTTTTAGATTTCCAAGGAAAACTTAAACTTTCTACAATTACTCAAGATTCAGATTTTACAATTCCAGAAGGATTTGGTGACTGGCTACGGATTCTTAAAGAAGATGAATATCTTCCTAACGAATTCGAAATAACCAAGGCATTTGATCCTTTTTTAATCGAAACTAGCGGAGCCTGTTCTCCTCATAAAAAGAACAGTACTGCTGGTTGATTAATCGGAGTTATAGAACTCGTTAGACAAGGCTTTTTAGAGTCTATTAGGACAGTATTATTTACTTATCCTAATAGGTCTACTAGCATGACTAATGCGTTCTATCTATTGAATCGAATTGAATCAAAATTATCGTCATTCAAGTATGATCCTATGTTAAGTTTAGGGAAATTATCCTGTAAACTTGAACCTGGAAAAATACGTGTTTTTGCAATGGTTGATGCTTTCACTCAGTGATTGCTTGAACCTTTGCATTCGGCGATATTTGATTTCATTCGTCCCTTAAAGCAGGATGCAACTTTTAATCAGTTGGGTCGTCTCGAAGAGTTCATGAAGAATAGAGGAGGAAAAATCTATTCTTATGATCTATCAGCGGCGACTGACCGTTTACCTGTTGCTATTCAAAAAGTAATCTTAGAAATCTTTGTTGATTCAGAATTTGCTAGCGCTTGAGAACATTTATTAGTTGGTAGGTCTTACCATCTAAGAAATTCATTCTTAAACGTCGATCAAATTCTGAGATATAAAGTAGGGCAACCCATGGGTGCTTTATCCTCTTGAGGTATGCTAGCTGTTTCTCATCATTTGATAGTACAGTTTGCTGCCTTTAAAGTTTATAATAAATATTTTTGATTTAAAGATTACTTAGTCTTAGGAGACGATATTATTATCGCCGACCCTAAGGTCGCTAAGTGTTATTTCTACCTAATGACGAAAGTCTTGAAAGTAGAAATTAATCTTTCCAAATCAATCACTTCATTACGAGGTGTTTGTGAATTTGCGAAGCGTTTTCGAAGTTCCGATGTAGACTATACTCCTTTATCTTTGAAAGAGTTTAGTTCTTACGGAGGACATCCTAACGCTTTTATCGAAATGATATCCCGATTAGGGCCTTCTAACTATACAATCGCAAGGTTGTTAGGTAAAGGGTCCATTGGGGCCGGTAATGTGAATCATTTGAGTCACCTTATCGACTGGATTAAAACTACCTCATCCGATGAGTTTAATTTAGTTAAAGGATTTTATAATGTAATCCCTTCTAAATTTTCTCATTCGGAGAAAGTAGGGATAATAAAGTATTATTTCTATTCTCATATTTGGGATTCTTTACTGCCATTGGCGTCTGATAAAATTGAAAAAGTTATCAGTCAGCCTTTGCGTAAAGAGGATTTTATTATGTCTTTATGGACACAACATTTTCCTTCCCAAGTAGAAAGATTAGATCTATGTTCTTTCTTATCCACTCCATTAGCTAATCAATTATATTGAGGAGCTGACCATTCTTCTGTTATCAAAGTTGGTACTTTGATTCGGAAAGAATGAGACTTCTCCAAAATAAACATTGAGGAACTTTCGACGTATTTTTCATTAAATATTAATTCTTTGTTCAAAGAACCAGGAATATCTCTAATGAAAAAGGATACGGCTAAATCCCTCTGGTTGAAAAACTGGGAGGATATCGACAAACGTATTCGCTTATTAAAAGATTTTAATTTATTCCTTCAAAATTCTTTGTGAGTTTCACAAAAATTTGATAGTATAAATCCAAAAACTATTAATAATGACATCCCGAAGTTAGATTCTATCGAAGAGAATTCTAAATAAGGATGGTGATAGTTGTTATTTGTACAATTTTGTTACCCTAAGCGTCTTAGATTCTTAATAACTTGACCGAGTATTCGGCTCTGTCATTTAAAATTTAAGGCTATGGTGTATTTGGTTTGT